TTAGTTGTGCAACCTTTTTAGGTGGCAACCGCTGAAACATTAATTGAGTGTAATACACTTGACCCTCTACGGAGGACAATCTTGAATAAAAACTGAAATTATGTGGAAGCTTTTTTAAAACAATAACTAAAGTAAAGGAAATACGATTATGGCAAATGCTAGCCCCGTAAGTGTGGGTCGAGTCAATGCTTCCGGTACTGAAGACGCATTGTTTCTGAAAGTTTTCTCTGGTGAAGTACTTACTTCATTCGAACAAGCTTCAGTTACAGCTGGTGCGGAAATGGTTAGATCCATTTCTAACGGTAAGTCAGCAACATTCCCAGTTATGGGAAGAGTCGCTGCGGCTTATCACACAGCTGGTGCGGAAATCACCGGATCTGACGTGAACCACAACGAAAAGGTCATTACTATAAATGACTTACTACTTAGCTCTGTGTTCTTATCGAACATTGAAGAAGCTAAAAACCATTGGGACGTAAGAAGCGCGTACTCTACTGAAATTGGTAGAGCACTAGCTTTTCAAAAAGATAAACACGTTCTACAAACAATTGGACAAGCTGCGCAAGGCTCAGCAAATGTAACAGGCGGAGACGCTGGTACTGTATTAACTAATACAAGTATCGCTTCTGCTACTGCTGCTACTGCTGCTAATGCAATGATTGACTCATTGTTTGATGCTGCTTCAAATCTTGATTCGCACTACGTACCAAAAGAAGGACGTAAGTGCTTTATTAGATTAGAAGAGTACTACAAACTAGCTAACGCTACAAACGCTGTAAACATTGATTTCAGCGGTGGCGCTAATGGTGGCGTTGCAGAAGGTAAAGTAATGAAAGTTGCTGGAATTGAATTAATTCCAACACCTCACTTTATATCTGCTAACATAACTACTGGACAACCTGATGCAGGTACTTCAGCTTCTGTGTCAAATCCACAAGCTGTAAACCTTAGCAACTACGTTGCACTAGTATGTCACCCTTCAGCTGCTGGAACTGTTAAATTAATGGATCTAGCTGTTGAAAGCGAATACGACATTCGCAGACAAGGAACGCTAATGGTTGCAAAATATGCTATGGGACATGGTGTATTAAGACCGGAAGCGGCAGTCGGAATTAAAGAAGCGTAAGCTTTATAATTACGATTATACAAAGGGAGCAGTCGAAAGGCTGCTTCCTTTTTTTTATTAAGGATTTTTATGACATTTAGAATTACTGCAACAACAGAATTACAAGCCGTTAACACACTACTTAGTATTATTGGTGAAGCTCCAATTAATACTATCACTAACCAAACAGGTGTTGATGTAGCACAGGCAATACAAATTTTAGATGAAACTAATGTTGAAGTGCAATCAAGAGGCTGGCATTTTAATACTGATACAAACAAAAAAACTACAATTGATGACACTGGTAAAATTCCAGTAGCAAGTAACGTTGTTCAGCTTGATGCTGCTAAAGGTTACACATCACAATACAATATTGTTTTAAGAGACGGCTTTATTTACGATTTAGAAAACCATACAGACCAATTTACTTCTGCTCCAACAATTGACCAAATTACAATACAAAAATTTGAAGCAATACCAGAAGTATTTAGAAAATTAATTGTTACACGCGCTGGTAGAAAATTTCAAGCACGAGTTGTTGGTTCAACAGAACTACAAGCTTTTACAGAGTTTGATGAACAACAAGCTTTAATTGATGCAGAACGAATTGATGCAGCAACAGCTGATTACAACGTTTTAAGAGACACTAGCCAAGTTTTTAATATTATCAATAGAACAGGACGCAGAACTTATTAATGGCTTTAATTTCACAAAGTATTCCAAATCTTATTAATGGAATTAGTCAACAAACGGCAACACAGAGAAACATTACTCAATCTGAACTACAAGAAAACGCTCAATCAAGATTGGTTGAAGGACTTACAAAACGCCCACCTTTAGAGTACAGTGCAACTCTTGCAACTAGTGCTACTTCCACATCAAATTTATTAGTTGGCATACAACGTGATGCTGACACGGCATTTACTGCATTATTTCAAAACGGCGATGTAGATGTGCACAATTTAAGTGGTGTTGAAAAAACCGTTAATTTTCCAAATGGTAAAACTTATTTAAATGCTTCTAATCCAGAAGACATGTTTAAACACGTTACTGTGGCTGATTACACGTTTGTTGTAAACACTTCAATAAAACCACAAATGTTAACTACTGTGTCAGCTGCAAAAATTGAGCGTGCAATGGTATACGCAAAGCTTTCAAATTACGGTGCAATGTACGAAGTTAGAGTTAAACACCCAAGTATGAGTTACGAAATTGGTGTTCAATTTCAAATGCCTACTGGTAATGCTTATGACACTGATGCTAAATTTAGAGATACTTCAAAAATTGTAGACATACTTTGTTTTGGAACTTCGTCAACGCATTGGGCAAGTACGGCAGACGGTATTGGTTTTAAAACTGTGCGAACAGATACTGGTGCAACATTAAGTACAACACAAGGTCTTAAAAATTATTCAGGAATTACAAGTTACTTTACAACAGTAATTTACACATCAGTTTTAGATATTAAGCCAACAGACGGAAATGTAAATTATACGGTTAAAACTGCTGACGGTTATGGTGGTAAAGCCATGTATGCTGTAAGAGACGAAGTACAAGATTTTATTGATTTACCATTTTATGCAGCTGACGATACTATTATTAAAATTACTGGAGATCAAGGCGACAACTTATCAGATTACTACGTTGATTTTAAGCAAGAAGGAATATGGGAAGAGTGTGTTGGTCCGGGAGTTAAAACAAGTATAGATCCAACAACTATGCCTCATGCTCTTATTAATAATAACGACGGCACATTTACTTTTCAACAACTTGCATGGGGTTTACGAACATCAGGTGATGAGTACACTAATGCAGATCCAAGTTTTATTAATGTTCAAATTAACAATGTTGTATTTTATAAAAACCGTTTAGGATTTTTAAATGGCGAAAATATTACATTAAGTGAAAACGGCGAATACTATAATTTCTTTAGAACTACTGGCACTGATACACTTGATACAGATCCAGTTGATATTGCTGCATCGTCAATGCAAGTATCAACATTAAAACATGCAGTAGAGTACAATGAGCAGCTTTTATTATTTTCTGATACTACACAATTTATTTTAAAATCTAGTGACGGAACACTTACGCCGTCTTCAGTTTCAATTGATGCAACAACAACGTTTGAGCATGATGCAGCTAACGAGCCAATACCCGTAGGAAACTACATTTATTTTGTACAAAAGCGTGGCGAGTTTTCTGCAATACGAGAGTACTATGCTGACAACGACACTTTAACAAATGACTCAGTTGATATTACAGCTGGTGTTAGTACATATTTACCAAGTCAAATAAAAACGTTTGCAAGTGCTCCAATGGAAGACACAATGCTATTTGCAAAAAATCAAGAAATTTATGTTTATAAATATTTTTGGGATTCAAATGAAAAAATTCAAGCGTCTTGGTCTACATGGAAATTTGATGTAACAATTGTTGGAATGTTTGTTGTTGAAAGTACAATTTATTTGTACGCAAATGACGGAAGTAAATTTAAATTATTTACAATAGATTTACAAAATTTAAAAGACGACGCATTAACATTTAAAGTAGCTTTAGATCATCGAGTAAAAATTACTGGTGGATCTTATAATAGTACTACCGACAAAACACAATTTACAATGCCATACGGCGAAAAAACAAGTTTGGTGGCTGTTGATGCTACAAATGGCGCTGACTTAGTAATTTCAAATTCTGGCGCCACTTACTACGTTGAGGGCAACCATACATCAGTTTATTTTGGTACACAATTTTTAACTAAATACAAATTTTCAACTTTTTATTTAAGAGAAGAAACACCAAGAGGAAGTATTGCGGTTACATCAGGCAGATTACAAGTACGTAGTATGAAACTTGATTATCAAAACTCAGGCTTTTTTACAATTGAAGTAGATCCAGCAAATGGCGATACAAGAACATACACTTTTAATGGCCGAATAATTACTAATCCTTCATTTTTACTTGGCACACCAACAATTTTATCAGGCACATTTAATATTCCAATTTTAGCAAAAAATGATGCACATGACGTTACAATTAAATCAACAAGTCATTTACCGTTTCATTTAGTTGCAGCTGAATATGAAGCTTTTTATAATAGAAGGTCACAACGAACATAATGGTTGCGTGGGTTAGAGATTCTAAATTAGCAGATGCGTATGAGCTAAGCCATAATTTAAGAAAAATAGATGTAGAAGAATTAAATGCGGCACGTGAAACAAATGCACTTGACGCGTTGCTTGGAGGTTTTGGCGGCAAAGGCACACAGACAAAAACAATTGTAAATGAAGATAAAGTTATTGGAATGTTTGGGGTTGGAGATTGCCCACATTTTGAAGAGTATGGCGTAATATGGTTGTTAGGAAGCGACGGCATTGACAAAATTAATAAACAATTTTTAAAAGAGTCTCGTAGATACGTTAACGATTTGCACAAGCCGTATGAAGTTATTTACAATTGGGTACACCCAGCAAATTGGAAAAGTTTAAAATGGCTACAATTTTGTGGCTTTGAAGTAAGAGAAAAAAGAAAAATAGGTATTAAAAATCAGGAGTTTTATTTAATGATAAGGGAAAAATTAAATGTGTGATCCAGTTACACTTGCAGCAGCAACGTTTGCAGTAAATGCAGGCTCGGCGGCAATGGAGTATCAAGGACAAAAAGATCAAGCTAAAGCTCAAGCAGCAGCAAACGCAAATGCTCGAATAAGTGCTCAAGAAGCTCATACAGAAGACATTACAAGAATTGAAGCTGAACGCATTAGAAACAATGAAGAAGCTGCAAGAGAATCTTTTAAAATACAAAGAGATAAACGTGCAGAACTTGCAACAGCTAGAAATAATGCTGGTGAAGGTACTGGTATGATGTACTCAATGCTTAGAGATATAGGTTTTGAGTACGATATGGACCAGAACTTGCTTGATTCTGGCTTAAATGATTCAAATATTGGCTATATGAATGCACGAAAAGATGCTTATGCAGCGTTTAGTCGCAATTGGAATAACCAACCAGCTGTTAATAGACCAAGTGCTGCGGCGTTTGGCCTTAAACTTGCTGGCGCTGGTTTAAGCACAACTGCAACTTATAAATCTGGAGGCTATGGACAAACGTAATGGGTTACCAAACAACATTTAAAGGCAAAACTAGTGTTAGTCAAACTAACGAGTTAATGCAAATTGCAGATGCGCTAAAAACATCAATTACCCCTGCGTTAAATAGGTACGCCGAATACAAAGGTAAAGAAATTACAAAAAAGACAACAGATGAAGCTGAAATAGCTGCAAGAGAAACTGACGTAAAATCTTACGCCGAAGCTGTAAAAAACGGAACACTTGACGGTACACAATCGCCGTATTGGCAATCAGTATTTGATAATGCAAAAGGTAAAGCGTATGGAATACAATATGGCATACAAAAACAAACATCTTTAAATGAGTGGATTAATACTAATAAAGCTGATGATGAAAATTGGATAGATAAAGACGGAAGTCAATATATGGCGTGGAGCAACGACTACGACGCTGAATACTTTAGTCAAAATTTAGAAATGGAAAGTGTTTTCTTTAAAAAAGGTTTAGACACTTACGTTACGCAAACAAATGCAAATCTTGGAAATAGTTACGCATCAAGTATGCGTGAAGATCAAAAAGCTGTAATGATGAAAAATATAAGTACAGTTGTTACTGAAGGTTTTGATCAATTTTCAATGAGTGGCGATGTTACAGAATTGTATGAAGCAATTGATGCTGAAGGAGGCAACGCAACTATGCTTGCTGGTATACAAGGAGTTGAATTTAATGGTTTAGTTTTAAATACAGCAATGGGAGTTATTTCTGAACTTACAATTAAAGGCGATCCTGACGCTGATTACGACAAAGCTCTTAGTATAATTGACGCGGTAAATAATTATAAAAGAGCTAATGGCTCAACATTATTTAATGCGGAAACAAAAGAACAATTTTCAAATTTTGAACAAACAGTTAGATCTGAAATGGAAGGTCATGAAACTATAATGGAAAAAAATGAAATTGAATTTATGCAGCTTGATTGGATTGAAGATCAAAGAAAACTTATGGGATCAGAATTTGGTGGTGTAATGTATTCTTCATATAGTGGACCAGACGGCGCAAAAGTTGCAATGTTTGCTGAAGATGCTTACACAAACATCGTTAAAAAAGTGTTTCTTGACGAAGCAGGCAAAGGGTATTTATTGGATCCGCGCAAAGAAGAAGACATGGTACGTATAAAAGAATTATCAACTGACGTGTTTGATTCAGTTAAAGAGTATTATAAGTCAATTGATGCAAGCCAATTAGTGCCGTTTGATTACAAAATGTGGAAAGCTGGTAAAATGCCGGTTGGTGTTAATATGGTTAATAACCAATTTAATAGTCCAGAAGATTTTGATAACGCAATTACAATGTGGGAAGAAAGCAGAATAGGGCCATTTAAAGATATAATGGACGAAAACAATATTGATTACGAGCACATACAAGCTTTAATAGACAGTCAAGCTCGAAAATTAAACTTAATGCTTATAGATATTTCAAATGGCGGATAAATTTAAACGTTTTAATGAATACAACTTTGATCTTGAAAAAAAAGAAAATGAGTACAAACTTTTTGATGAGTATGAAAATGAGTTTAAAGAAGACGAATTTGTAAGTGAAGTTGAAGGCAGCGACATTAATGGCTTTATTGACGGTAGCAAAGGTGTTGTTGCAGGTGGAATACAAGGGCTTGGTGGTTTTGCCGAATTTGTAAACTGGTCAGTAGCAAATCCAATTGTTGGAACAACAAATACTATATTGCAATTTGTAGCTGGCAACGGCTGGCGACCAGAACTTTTAGAAAAAGAATATTTTGCAGAATCAGGTATTGGTGACGCAATGACACCTGAGTTTTTGTTACCAGAAACAATGGGTGGAAATATTAACAAAAACGTAGTGGCTTTTTTTGGAAACTATTTGCTTGGCAAACAAGGTATTAAAGAAATTGCTATGAAAATTGTTAATCCAAAAAATTCTTATGTACTTGCAAAAGAAAATGCTAAAAAATTAGCTGAAGGTTATAAAGGTTTAAGAATGGAAGTTGCTGCCGGGGCATTTGCCGACGTTACGGCATTTAGCCCAGAAGACGGCACTGCTGTTGACGCACTACTTCACCATTTTCCACAATTAGAAAATCCAGTTTTAAATTATTTAACAACAGATGAAGATGATTCAGTTGGTACAATTAAATTAAAACAAGCTTTAGAAGGAGCTGGAATAACTGTTGGTGTTACAACTGTTATAAAAGGTCTTGCAGCGTTTAAAAGAAATTTTGCAGACTCAGTTGTTGCTGACTACAAAGCAAAACGAATTAAAGCACGTAACGCAATAAAAATATTAGATGATGCAGGCGAAACAGCTGATGATGTTTCAGAAGCAATTGCTAAAACAGAAGATCCAAATTTTATTGGTCCGTCAAAACCAAAAAAACCAAAAGAAACTGATGTTATTGTTGATGAAGACGCATTAGCTAAATTGTTAAAAGATAAAAATAAACAAGATGCGTTTGATGAAATAGATTTACCAATTAATCACAAGAATTTTACTAGCACAAAAGAAGTACAAATTGCTATTGATACTGTAATTAAAAGTATTAGAAAAAATGGTTATAAAGAAAAATGGGACAATGTACTTCCAAATGATGATGTACTTCGACTAGCAGACGAGCTTGATATTAATGAAGATGTTTTAATTAAAGGTTTAACAAACGTAGACGACATTGCAGAGCTACCAATTAGAGTTATTGCTACAAAAAAAGTTTTACAAGGGCTTGGAAAAGAAGCTGTAAGATTAGCAAAACAAATGAGCCGTAATGTTGATGTACTAGATGAAGCTCGATTATTAAAATCATTAGCATTAATTGTTAAAACTACAGATGAATTAAAAACGGCAATTAAAGCTGCTGCAAGAACTACGCAAGCTGGACGAATTAAAACTGGCGCAAAATCAATTGACATTGATGAACTTGCAAATGTTGCAAAAGCGTTTGACGGCAACCTTGACGAATTTGCTAAAAAAATTGCAGCAATGGATAACTTTGGCGATGTTAATAAAGCGTTAAATCAAAGTTGGGCAAAAAAATCTTGGGATATGTTTACTGAGTTTTATGTTAATGCTTTGTTATCAGGTCCATTTACACAAGTTATTAATACTGGATCAACTATAATTGAAACATTTTTCAAACCATTAGAATTAATTTCAGGAAGTCTTGTTACTGGCAACGTAAAAGGTATACGTCAAGGATTTTCTCGTTATCGTGGTATGATTAAAGGCATTGATGATACATTAAAATCTGTTTACAAAACTTTTAAATCAGAAGATTTAACTGGTGACGTAATGGGTAGAATTATTGAAAACAAAAGACCAAGAGCAATATCTTCAGATAATTTAGGAATAAAATACGGTAAATCTGTAATAGAAACTGCGGCTGGTTTAATTGTTGATACATTTGGTATTGCTTTTCGTTTGCCGTCAAGAATACTACTTACATCAGATGAATTATTTAAACAAATAAATTACCGAGCAAAACTTCATGAACTTGCAGTTAATAAAGGATTAGAAAAAGGACTAAAAGGTAAAACACTTGACGATTTTATTCAACGCTTTGAAAAAAAAGGTTTTGACAACAACGGCAAATTTACAAACAAAGAAGCACGAGTTTATTCAAGAGAATCTACATTTACAGCAAATTTAATGGAAGATGAAGCTTGGGTACCTGGAATTGGACAAGGTGTGCAAGATCTTATGGCAATTCCATACAACCCATTAAAAACGGTAGCGCCATTTGTTAGAACGCCAGTAAACTTGTGGCGTCACACTGTTCGTCGTATGCCATTAATTGGTATGTTACAAAAACAAAACTTTAATATGTTGCGCGCTGGCGGTACGCAAATGAACGAAGTAATTGGTCGCCAAATATTTGGATCACTTCTTGTTTATAAAATTATGGACATGGCTATTAATAAAGAAGTAACCGGTAAAGGTCCAATGCAACCACAATTAAGAGAAGCTTGGCTTGCAACACACAAACCATATTCTTTTAAAGTAAGAAATAAAGAAACTGGTGAAACAGAATGGGTTAGTTATCAACGTATGGATCCTCGCTTTGCAATGATTGGCTTGGTTGCCGATTATCACGAATTTTGGGACGCCACAAACGTAGATCGAGATAAAAATGTTATGGCCGGAATTTTAGTTTCTCTTGCAACTAACTTAACTTCAAAATCGTATTTAACTGGATCAGTTGATTTAATTGAAGCTATTGGTGATAAAACAAAAATGGCAAAATGGACGCGAGACTATCAAGCAAGTTTTACGCCTTATTCTAGTTTTATGCGACAAACTAATAATGACCAATATATGCGTGAAGTAAGATCGTATGCAGATACAGTTTATGGCATTACGCCAGACTTTTTAGACGGAGGCAAAAAGCCACCAGTAAGAGTAAATTTCTTTGGTGAGCCGCAACTTAAAGCAAAAGGTGTTATTGGCTTTACTGATGAATGGTGGGCACCAATAATTATTGGAAGGACTGCAGGATCAGAGACGGAGCCAATTTATTATGAGCTTGCAAAATTAGCTCAAACAACAAAGTTTGATAAAGGTGAAGGAATACTTAAACAATCTTCAAGACTTTATGGAACACAAATAGATTTATTAAACGAAAAATATTACTTAAATGGCAAAAGTGCATTGGACGTAATGCACCAGATGCTTGCTACATACAAACTTAATACAAGTGGGCCAATGTCAAAATATAATGGCAAAACTGTAAAACAAGCATTAAGTGAAATAATTGATACACCTGCATATAAAGCAGATTATCAAGATGAAGGCACAGGCCGTTTAAATGTAATGCAAGCTAAAATGATTAAATCAACTTACAACACTTACAAAACTGCAATACGTGAGCATGTAATTAATAATATCCCAGCGCTTAAAAAAGATTACACCGAGCAAAAAGGTGGATTTTATAGTGGCTTTGTTGCAACGCCTGACGCTGATGCAGCAAACGAAGCACTTAATACAATTCAAGAACTACTAAATTACTAACAATCTCAACAATCGGTATTTTAACAGATACCTCTATAGGAATAATATATATATGGCTAACTCATTTGTAAGATATACAGGAAACGGAAGTACTACTGCTTATGCAATTCCGTTTACTTACATAGACTCTGCTCACCTTGCGTGCACAGTCAACGGCGTATCAGCATCTTTTACGCTTAACTCTGCAGGAACTCAAGCAACACTATCATCAGTACCAGCAAACGGCTCAGCAATTGAGTTTCGCCGAACATCAAGTCAAACAACAAGATTAACAGACTATGTATCTGGTGCCGTTCTAACTGAATCTGCATTAGACACCGACTCTACTCAAGGTTTCTTTATGTCGCAAGAAGCTGTTGATGACGCCAACGATAAAATTAGTTTAGACAATGCCGACTTTCAATGGAGTGCTGGCTCAAAAAGAATTAAAGACATTACAGATCCAACAAGTAACCAAGATGCAGCTACAAAAGGCTATGTAGAAAATACTTGGTTAACTACAGCTAACAAAACAGCTTTAACTACAGTTAATGCAAATATTGCTAATATTAATGCTGTAAACTCTAATGCGAGTAACGTAAACACTGTATCTGCAAACAATGCAAATGTAACAACTGTAGCTACTAATATTGGCTCAGTTAATACGGTTGCCACAGATATTACTAAAGTTATTGCTGTAGCAAATGATTTAGCGGAAGCTGTGTCAGAAATTGAAACAGTTGCAGATGATTTAAACGAAACAACTTCTGAAATAGATACAGTTTCTAACAATATAGCTAGCGTTAATACTGTTGGTGGAATATCTAGTGATGTTACAACTGTTGCTGGGATAAGTGCTAATGTTACTACTGTAGCTGGTAATAACGCAAACGTAACAGCCGTAGCTGGAAACAGCTCAAATATTAATGCAGTAGCTACTAATACAACCAACATTAATGCAGTAAATGCAAACTCTTCAAATATTAATACTGTAGCTGGAAATAATGCAAACGTTTCTACAGTTGCTGGAATTGACTCAGATGTAACTGGTGTTGCTACTATAGCGTCTGCGGTAACAGCCGTAAATTCAAACTCTTCAAATATAAATACCGTTTCAGGTAACAACTCCAATGTATCAACAGTTGCTGGCATATCAGGCAACGTTACTACTGTAGCTGGTATAGCTTCAGACGTTACTGCTGTAGCTGGTGATGCCACTGATATTGGTGCAGTAGCTGGTATTGCAAGTGCAGTTAGTGCAGTAAACTCAAACAGCTCAAATATTAATGCAGTAAATTCTAACAGCTCTAACATAAACACTGTTGCTGCAAATGATTCTAATATTACAACTGTAGCTAATGCAGATTCAAATATAACTGCCGTAGCTGGTAATGCTTCTAATATAAATACTGTAGGAGCAGCAATTACTAACGTAAATAATGTTGGCGGTAGCATTGCTAACGTCAATACTGTAGCTGGAAATCTTGCTTCAGTTAATGCGTTTGGTGAAAAATACCGTGTTGGTTCAAGCAACCCTACGTCTTCATTAGATGTTGGTGATTTATTTTATAATACGTCTGATACTACATTAAAAGTTTATGACGGCACTGGCTGGACTGCTGGTGTAACTGCTGGCTCAGGTTTCTTACCACTAACAGGTGGTGGATTAACAGGAGACCTTACACTTGCTGATGATGTTAAAGCTAAGTTTGGTACAGGCAATGATTTAGTAATTTATCATCACAATAACGGTAGCTCATATATTCAAGAAGTTGGTAGTGGTGATTTAAATGTTTTAGCTACAGACTTTAGAGTCATGAACGCAAGTGGTACTGAAAATAAAATACTTGCTACTACTGACGGTGCAGTAGAATTATTCCATAACAACATAAAGACAGCAGAAACAACCTCAACAGGTGCATTAATATCAGGTAACTTATTAGATGTTCGTGGAACTGGTCAAGTAAGTTTAAATGTTGGTTCAACAGACGGCACAACTGCAAGACTAACATTAGACGCAACTAATGGTGATGCATCAGGTGGTGATTTTCCATTATTAATATCTGACGGCACAAGCCTTAATATTGAAGCAAACAATTCAGGTGGTAATGCATATACTACCTTTAGAACTAATGGTTCTGAAAGAGCTAGAATTGGAAGTGCTGGTGGTTTATCTATTAATACTACTGCAAACATTAATAATTCACCTCTATTTATTAGTACAGCTACTAATGACAATATAAGAATTAAACAAGAAACTCATGCATCAATACAAGCTGTTAATGATGCTGAAAATTCTTTTGTTGAAATGAAGTTAGACGGAAGCTCTTTACTTTTAAATTCACAAAGTTCAGGTAACGTAGGAATTGGAACTTCAAGTCCACAAAGTAAATTACAAGTAGCAACAGCTAATGGCACATATTCTCACTTTGGTTCTATTGGAGCTACTAATACACATTATACTGGAATATCACTAGGTTATACTGAGGGAGCTAACGCAAATTATAGAAAAACAGCAATAGTCCAAGAACAAATTGGTGACGGCAATGCAAGAGGACATTTACACTTTTTAGTCGATAATACTGCTGACGGTAATAGTGCAGTACTTGCTGATTCTAAAATGATGATTCATGGAACAAGTGGTAATGTAGGAATCGGAGAATCTTCACCTCTAGGTAAACTTTCCGTCAAATCTGCTGATAGTGGTATGGGTTCAGTTAATGCTAATGCTGATGAATTAGTTATTGAGGGTAGTGGTAATAGTGGATTAACCATACTTTCAGGTGCAAGTAATAAAAGTAATATCTTTTTTGGTGAT